GGCACCGGCTCGTGGGAAGGCGGCGATCCTGATTGCCATCACCGCTCGCCGACGATGCGAGAAGGCCGCGATGAAAGCCGCGCCACGCTCGCCGGATCGGTCGCGACGAACAAAGAGCAGCAGCTAGTGCTCGCTCACAACAGCGTCTGCGGCAAGTGCGGCGCATCGAAGATCGACCGACAAATCGGGCTAGAGCCGAGTTGGCAAACGCACGTCGAGACCATCGCCGACGTGTTCGATGAGGTTCGGCGCGTCTTGAAGCCGCATGGCACGCTCTGGCTCAACTATGGCGATAGCTATGCGACCAGCGTGAACGGGCGCTCGGCGGCCGACACGAAGGCTACAGGCAATGACGATCGGACTTTCCGCGACAAACCCTTCTCGACCGTTGGCGGGGTTCTCAAGCCGAAGGACTTGTGCGGCATTCCGTGGCGCGTCGCCTTCGCCCTTCAAGAGCGCGGTTGGTGGCTGCGGCAGGACATCATCTGGGCGAAGCCGAATCCGATGCCTGAGAGCATCCGAGATCGCTGCACGAAGGCGCACGAATATCTTTTTCTGCTCGCGAAGAGCGAACGATACTACTTCGATCAGGAAGCGATCAAAGAGGAGGCCGTCAGCGACCACGCCTCGGGCAATGGTTTCGATGGGCGCCAAGGTGGCGCTGAACACATGCCTATGTCTGGCGGTTCTGGCACCGTCGAGCAATGGAGACCAGGCGGCAAGCGCAATCGAAGGTCCGTTTGGGAGGTTCCCACTCGATCCTTCAGCGAAGCGCACTTCGCCACGTTCCCGCCTGACCTGATCGAACCCTGCATCCTCGCCGGATGCCCCAAAGGCGGAACGGTCCTCGATCCCTTCTTCGGCGCGGGCACTACCGGACTCGTGGCCGATCGCCTTGGCCGCAACTGCATCGGGATCGAACTCAACCCTGAATACGCCGCGATCGCTCAGCGGCGCATCGAAGGCGACAATCCTATGTTCGCGGAGGTCGCCGCAGCGTGACCGCCCGACGCCGCCCCTCCCACATCTCGAGCAAGCGCGCTGAGGCAGCGCTCACGATGCTGCTCACCGGCTGCACTGATGAGCGCCTGGCTGGCTTCACCGCGGCGGCGCTGGCGGGCTCGTACAACGTCAAGATCGAGACGGTTGAGCGGATGCTGCAGGGCGCGCGCAGGAGTCGGGGGTTATGAACCTGCCTGCCGGCGTCTCTCGGCCACCTCAACGTTCCGACTACGAGGCCATCGTAAAAGGCTTGCGCCCGCTTTGCGAAGGCGAGGAGCTGACGCTTCGCTCGTCGCTGCTCCTGATGCGCGATCGTGCGATGGCGACGAAGCAATCCGCCTGCGCACCGGCCTGGGCATTGCTCGATGTCGTCGAGCGGATAGCCTCGGAATGCGCGCTCAACCACAAGCTTCAGGTCGACGAGCTCCGCGAACTGCGGCGCTTGTGCCTCAACTGCGTCGCCAGCGCTTCGAGCTTCGATGCCCTGTTCCACCCGCGCCTTCCCGGCATCGACGATGGGGAGGCTGTGGCATGAGCGTAGCTGCTGCACTGTTCATCCCTTTCGAGCCGTGGATGCCGATCAAGGACGGCGACCTCCACGCGTGCGAGATGTTCGAGCGCCACTACTCTGCTGCGAAGAGCCTTAGACTGCGCCGCGAACGGGGCACCGTTTTAATCTGCGGGCCCGGCTATAAGATGGTCCTCACAACCCCCTGTCGGCGAGCGCTGTTCGTTTGGCGCAAATTCATCAGCGGCGACGGGCAACAGGGCATCAACTGCGCCGTCTTTCGTAATGAAGGCGCGGGCCTCTCCAGCGACCTAATCATGGCCGCCGATGCGCTCGCCGATGAGCGTTGGCCGGGAGAGCGCCATTTCACCTACGTCGACCCGCAAGAGGTTAAGAGTTCTAATCCCGGCTACTGCTTCCTGCGGGCCGGTTGGCGAAAGTGCGGCATCACCAAGCACCGGAAGCTGCTGATCCTTGAACGTCCAGGTCAAGGGGAGGCGAATGGGCGTGGCGCGTGACGATGATTGGATCGAAGGCTACGGGCCCGATCCTGCACCAGTACAACCGGCCACCAACGTGGTGCCGTTCCGTGACGATGAGCCCCCGGCATGGATGGACGAAGCGCCTCCTTTCGGCGATCCCGTCGCGGCGCCAGCTGAGATCAAGGCAACGCCATTCGCCTGGCGCGCCGAGACCGAAATTCCCGCCCGCCAATGGATCTACGGCCGCCATCTTCTGCGCCGCTTCGTCAGTGTCGACGTCGCCGCGGGAGGCACTGGAAAGTCGTCTGTGAAGATCGGCGAAGCGCTCGCGATGACGTCGGGGCGTAACCTATATGGCACGGAAGTTCACGGCGGCCCGCTGAACGTCTGGTTATACAATCTCGAAGATCCCTCCGAGGAATCCGAGCGCAGACTGCACGCGACGGCGAAGTGGTTTCATATCTCGCCGCAGGACGTCGATGGCCGCCTGTTCGTCGACAGCGGCCGCGACCAGCGCTGCGTCATCGCCACCGAGACCGAGTACGGCGCGCGCATCGCCCAGCCCGTTTACGAGCAGATCAAGGCGCAGCTGCTCGAGCAGAAGATCGACGTCCTCATCATCGATCCGTTCGTCTCCAGCCACGAGGTATCGGAGAACGACAACCGCGCGATCGACGCCGTGGTGAAGGCGTGGGGCCGCCTCGCGGACGAGTGCAACTGCTCGATCAACCTGGTGCACCACGTTCGCAAGGGCAACGGCTCCGAGACCAACGCGGACTCAGCCCGCGGCGCAAAGGCCCTCGTCGACGCGGCCCGCAGCGTCAACGTGTTCAACCGCATGAGCCCCGACGAAGCCGCCTTAGCCGGCGTGGCCGAGGATCAGCGCGGGTTCTATTTCAGGGTGCAGAACGACAAGGCGAACCTCGCACCGCCCGACAAGGCGGCCTGGTATCGCATGAACAACGTCAGCCTCGATAATGGCGATCAGGTCGGGGTGGCGTGTCCGTGGAAATGGCCGGAGCTGTTCGAAGGCATTTCCACACATCATCTGATCGCAGCGCAGAAGGCCGTCGAGCAAGGCGAGTGGCAAGCCGATCCAAGGTCGAAAGACAAGTGGGTCGGCAACGTCATCGCCCAGGTGCTCGACATCGATCTCAACAACAACCGTAAACGCATCGGCAAAATCTTCGCCGAATGGGTCGATAACGGACGCTTCGAGATCGTCGAAAAGGTCAACGACGACCGCAAGCCGCGCAAGTTCGTGAAGGTCGGCGAATGGGCCGTTCCATGACCCTCAACGATTGGCGCACGATTGGCGCAAATTGGCGCAGCGCAGACGCTATGCGCCAGTTGCCCCATAAATGGGTAACAACTGGCGCACCGCTTTCTAGCGTCGAAGCTGACTGGCGCAGGACTGGCGCGTCATGAACATTGTCGACTTCGAAAATCCGCCGCCGCTCGGCCACCACATCCGGATCCAGCTGCGCCGCCGTTTACGCTGGTGTCGGCTGATCGATGTGAACCCATACGTTCGGCGCGACGGAACGGCATCGTTCGTCCTCACCTGGGAAGACGACAAAGGTTACCGATACACGTCGGGGCTGAGGTCGAAATCAATGACCTTGGCGAGACACAATCCAGAAGCGGCAACGAGCTGAGAATGGGAAGGGGCGGGGGAATGTTCATGTCGAGTATCGATCATCAATTCCGCACCACAGGAAGGGCGCCTCGTCCATGCCCCGTCGACTTCGAGGAAACGCTCATCGCGATCGGACGCCTGGCCTGCGAGGAGCACTACGGCGTTGGCCGCGTCACGGTGAACCGCTGGCTAGACGAATGCGGCAAGGCTCGGCTGCTGAAAGCCCGGGCTGCTCAGGAGCTCGTCAATCGCACGCTACTGCGTCGGCGCTGTCCGCCCGACTTCGAGATCACGTTCATCATGCTCGGCTTCAACGAGTGCCGGCGTCGCTACCATGCGAACTTTCGCCTCATCAGTCGCTGGATCGATGAGTGTGGGCGTGAGCGGCTGACGAAGGCTCGTGAAGGGCAGACGAGGCGAAGCGAGTTGAAGCTCGATCGCCGCGACGTCGGAGTGATCCTGAACAAGGCGTTCCCGCTGAACCTAACCGATGAACCTGAGTGAGCGGTAGGGACAGCGAACAGCCATGACCCCGAAACAGCAGCTGTTCGTCGACGAATACCTGATCGACCTCAACGCGACGCAGGCTGCGATCCGTGCCGGTTACAGTGTGAAAACAGCCCGCCAGATCGGCGAAGAGAACCTGTCAAAACCTGACATCGCTGCCGCCGTGCAAGTGGCGATGGACAAGCGTTCAGAGCGAACCGAAATCACGGCAGATTATGTATTACAATCAATAGTTTCGACGATGGAGCGCTGCAAGCAAGCCGAGCCGGTTTTCAACCGCAAGGGGGAGCACGTCGAGGTCGAGACGCCAGATGGAGGGATGGCCAAGGCTTATACGTTCAACGCTATGGGCGTGCTCAAAGGCGCTGAACTGCTCGGCAAGCATCTGAAACTCTTCACCGAAAAGGTGCAGCTGAGCTCGGATCCTGACGAGCCGCTAATCTTCCGCCGCATCGACGCATCGGGGGAGCCCACCACCCGTGCCGACGATTGATCTCACTATTCCGCAAGATGACTTTGTGTATGCGGAGGAGCCCTTTCCAGCTCTGGTCGCCGGCTACGGCACTGGCAAGAGTCACGCTGCGATCTGCCGGCTGATCCGGCTCAAGCTCGGCTATCCCAGGCAGAACGTCGCCTACTATCTGCCGACCTACGACCTTGTTTCGAAGATGGCCCAGCCTCGCTTCGAGGAGATGCTGTCCAACATGCATCTCCCGTATCGGCTCAACAAGAACGATGCGCTGATCGATGTCGAGAGGCGGGGACAGATCATTTTCCGCACGATGGATACGCCCGAGCGCATCGTCGCTTACGAGGTCGCGGACTCCATCGCGGATGAGATCGACACGCTGGCGCAGGACAAGGCGCAAAACGTGTGGCGGAAGATCCTTGGCCGCAACCGACAGAAGAAGCCCGACGGATCGCGCAACACGGTCGGCGTCGTGACCACGCCAGAAGGGTTCAAGTTCGTCTACGAGAAGTGGAAGAAGAACCCGAAGCCCGGCTATCGGCTCATCCAGGCGGCAACCTATTCGAACCGCGCCAATCTGCCCGTTGGTTACATCGAAGGCCTCGAGGCTGACTATCCAACGAACGTCGCGCAAGCCTACTTGCTCGGCGAGTTCGTGAACATGGCCAGCGGCTGCGTGTACCCGCACTTCGATCGCAGACTGAACGCCACTACCGAGACGATCAAGGTCAGCGAGCCGCTACACATCGGCATGGACTTCAACGTCGGGCAGATGGCAGCGGTCGTGTTCGTGCTGCGTGATGGCGAGCCGCACGCCGTCGACGAGCTCACCGGCATTCTCGACACGCCAGCCATGATCGCCAGCATCAAGGCGCGCTACGAGGGCCATGCGATCTTCGTCTATCCCGACGCGAGCGGGAATAGCCGCAAGTCGAACAACGCGAGCGAGAGCGACATAGCGCTACTGAGGGCGGCGCGGTTCACGGTGCTGGTCAACTCGGCCAATCCCGCGGTCAAGGATCGCGTGCTCGCGATGAATCAGATGATCTGTTCGACCGTCGAGGGCGTCACCAACACGCTCGGCATGGAGATGCGCGGCGACAAGCCAGTGAAGCGTCGGCTGCGCGTTAACGTCGACAAGTGCCCGTCCTTTGTCGAGGCGCTGGAGAAGCAGGCCTACGACAAGAACGGCGAGCCAGATAAGACTTCAGGCCTCGATCACGTCAACGACGCGGCCGGGTATTTCGTCTCGTACAAGTTCCCGATCCGCGGACGCGCCATGCAGCGCGTGGCGATCGGCGGCATCTGATGCGCAAACCTAACCGACGAACCTTGTCCCCGCATAGAGTGGGCGGCCTTCACCGGGGATCAGGTACATGACCGCACAGACGAAGGGCGTTCGCACAACTCACCCCGACTATGACCGCATGGCGCCGGTGTGGAAGAAGTGCCGCGACGTCATCGCTGGCCAGCGCGCGATGCACGAGGCCGGCCCGATCTACCTCCCAAAGCTGAAGGACGAAAGCGAGGACGATTACTCGGCGCGCAAGAAGCGGAGCGATTTCTTCAACGGCTCATGGATCACCGTTCGCGCCTTCGTCGGGATGCTGTTTCGCAAGCCGCCGACGAAGGACGTGCCGCCATCGCTGGACGAATTCCTCCTCGACGTCACCATGACGGGCAAGGAAGCCGAGACGTTCGCGAAGGCCCTGGCGCACGAAGCGCTGGTTATCACCCGCTACGGGATCCTCGTCGATCACTCGGTTGCGCCGGAAGGCGTGACCCCGCTCAGTGTTGCCGCCGCTCGAGCGCTTCGTCTCCGGCCCAAACTCGCGCTCTACCCTGCGGAGTCGATCGACAACTGGAAAGAGCAAGAGCCAGGCAAGCCTGGCCAATATGCGATGGTCAAGCTGTGCGAGCAGTTTCCCGTTCCCGAGGACCGCTTCAGTCACAAGACCGAGAAGCGCTGGCGCGTCCTCGATCTCGACGAGCATGGTTTCTACCGGCAGCAGCTTTGGCGCGTCGACGAGAAGGGCAACGACGAACAGATCGGCGGCGACATCTACCCGCTGATGAATGGGCAGAAGCTGACCTACGTGCCATTCAAGACTTACGGCGCGGACGGAGAAGAGACAGAGATCGATGATCCGGCGCTGATCGACATGATAGAGGCCAACATCGCCGTCTACCAGATCAATGCCGATTATCGGCACGGCCTCCATTTCACCGGTCTCCCGACACCAGTTGTTGCTGGCTACCAGAAGGAGGAGGGCGAAAAGCTCTACATCGGTTCTCCCACCGCGTGGGTTTTCCCCGATCCGAACGCGACCGCCACTTTCCTCGAGTTCACAGGCCAAGGTCTCGGTGCGCTGCGCGATGCGCTCAACGATAAAAAGCAAGAGATGGCGATGGCCGGCGCACGGGCCATAATGGACGAGACCAAGCAGGTCGAAACCCTTGGTGCCACGCAGATCAAGCGCAATGGCGAAAACTCGGCGCTGTCGAACGTCGCGATCACGGTCTCGGCGTCGATCGAATGGGCGCTCGGCGTCATGGCCGAATGGAGCGGTCAGGCAACGGCTAAGATCGAGTACCAACTGAACCGCATCTTCCTGCCCACGATGATGGACGCCCAGACGCTTGGTGGGCTGATCGCAGCCAACCAGGCTGGCAAGCTGTCCGATGAGGAGTTGTTCGACCTGCTTCAGCGCGGCGATCTCATCGACAGCGAGAAGAAATTCCCCGAGCATCAGGCGCAGGTCGAAGTACAGAACCCGTCGCCGGCACGTCCGACGCCCAAGCCGGGAGAGGCGGTTGCGGCGTGACCTACGCTTACGGCAACCACTTCAGGGCTCAGCGGGTCTATCCGC